AACCTCTTTATTTGCAAATAAAAAAGGCCGCATCAGCGACCTGTTTGAAGTGTGCTTGTTTAGGATGTGCAGCGGAAGGTCAGGGGAATCCAATACCTCCCCTCTGCCGTCTGAACCGGATTCACGAACCCGGATGTATTGATGATGAAATTAAGACCATGAGACTGAGCATGACACCTGACATAATCAAGTATTGCATAGGCTCTCTGAGCGACGAATTCAACCCAGCCCTTGCCAGAAATTAACGACACAGTGAAAAAATCATCACCACCAAGATCATTGATTCTTCCGGTTCCGTCCCGCTGCTGAAAAACCATGTACGCATCATGGTCATGTCCGCCGGATTCTGACCACTCATAGTCCTGGATGATAAAACCGTCAGACAGCCCTGACTCGGAAAAATAACGCTTAACCTGCTCAGTGGTGGTCATATGCGCATCTCCTCCGCGACAGCCTGGTCAATCATCTGCTGTGTTTCCTCAAAGCCTTTAGTGAGGAATTCTTTCTTCGCTGTCGGCCTGCGGAAGCTCTGCTTCACATTCGGGTCGTGAACGAAAACGGCATAGGATGCTGAGTAACCCACACGCCCGGTAAACAGCGTTCCTTTCACCTCCACACCACGGAACTGAGAGTTGATCAGTGTCTTTGTATCAATCGGTGTGTATACCGCAGCCTGTCTGCCGCCGATATCCAGCGCACGATGCATGGCCCTGCTGACTTTTTTTGACGTGATATTACCGACCAGCGCATTAAGGTCAGCAACAGCACGGTTAATACCGATTACTCTTGCTCCCATGTCACACCGCCGTTGTTAGAGTGTAGTCATCTTTGCCGCCTTTAATATCGCGGTCACGGTCAACAGCTTTGATTCTGCTGCCTCCGGCCGCGAACGGATCTTGTCCGTCATGCTTGCCGATAGCGATGTAATCATCTTGTGTGGCTTCGCTGTATTCCGTCCAGATGACATTTTTGATGACAATTTCAGTGCCTACCGTTTTTGTTCCGTCACTCATCCTGCTTCCGTAGTCACACCGGATATGAATGGGCTCTGAAAATTTCGGCTTGCCGTAACTGTCTTTGCCTTCAATCTTCCAGATAGTTGCCCATCCCTTGCAGAACCGGCGAAGGATTTTACCCATATCACCCCCGGTTCACGTCAAACTGAATAATGCTGACCGGCCGGTCAATAGGCAGGTTATCTGTGCATCCGGCGGTATCCAGTGCGGATAACAATTTCAGCAACGATTTTCTGCCGTCAGCAAAATACTGGTACGAAACTGAAGCACCGGACGGTGCATGTTCTGATGCAATTTTACGGACATCAGCCGCAGACAGGATGAGGATGACGGAATACACCTTGATAAGCGTCATCACCGCATCCGTATACCCTGCCTTATCAAGGCATCCGTCAATGCTGTCCACTACAGATAATGCGGCGGCAACCGCAAAATCAGGAGCCTCAAACCCCATCATTTCCAGTTGCTCGCCTATCTGCTCCGGACTGATTTGTACTGCCATATCACCTCCGGATTATTACTGCGATTACTTCGCAGATTTAGCAGCCTTACCGCCTGCATCAGCATCTTTACCGAATGTCACCATAACCCCGGCAGTGTCTTTGATGCTTGCAGCAATTTGTTTCCAGTTATCAGTTGCGGCTACCTGTTCGTTAGTCGGTGACTTGATACTGTCCTTCGCCCACTGATAACCACGCAAACCGATGGTGAAATCATATTCCCCCTGCATCAGAGCCTTAATGTTTTCCTGTCCGAGAACGTCCTGCGCTTTCATGATCAGCGGTGAGGTCTGTACAGCCGCTGCACCGGTAACCAGACCGAGTGAATGCTGCTTATTACCTTCAGACAGAGACGGAATATCAGAAATTACAAAACGACGCCCGAATCCGTCCTGCTTGATGGCCACGTTACCAATCTGGAACAGGTTACTGGAGTTGGTTAGTGTTTCGTCCATAAAGTCATTGAACGTTGCACCGTCCATCAGCCAGGCGATAATACGGGAATACGCATCACCAAACGGGCGGGTGCCTTTGTTTAGCCCGCGCAGTGATGGTGCGCTTCCTGTTGCTGTCAGGTCAGTAACTGCCGCTGCGTTGCCGGAGATTGCCGCTTTCAGTGCCGCACCTGCAGTGTTCAGATAATCCTGCAGCATCGCTTCTGCTGCCTGAGCAGACACCACCGCTGCCGCTTCTGATACGTCTTTACCCAGGCGCTTCATCATCGTCGGAGTGACAGATACCGGCCCGATACGACCATCGACCTTAATCATCCGGTCGAGAATTTGCCCTAACTCCTGCGGTGTAAGATTACCTGATCCGTATGCATTACGACGCTGTGCCAGACCACCAAGTAACTGCCATGATGTCTGCTCAATGTAATCACCAATATGGTCACCATCACCGAAAACCAGCGCACCGCCGGATGCTTCATTAAACTGCTGTACTGCCTGAGCCACCAGCTCTGTCGCTGCCAGAGATACCTGATGCTGAAAAATATGCAATGTCATAAATCTTATGCCTCTGTATTTTTTGCAATGATTTCACGTGCGCGATCCACCAATGGATTCACACTTTTGGGTTTATCACTGCCTCCGGCAGGTGATTTGTCTTTGCCTCCGTCACCCCTGGTTCCGGTTGCCTTACTGCCGATAATGACCGGCGCAAATAACTGATTATTTCTGAATTCTTTTTCCAGCTCATCGATAGTCAGAGCTGATAGTTGCCCAGTTGCGTCCACCACGCGGGTTTTACCATCTTCAACGGCAAGGCGTGATTTGATATGCGGCACAATCAGCGCGGCACTGTCACCCGCAAGTTTTGTCGCCAGCGACTGCGCGACGTTATCAACCAAAAGTTTTTGCAGGCTGGCATCTTTTTCCTGTAACTGTGTCAGTAACTCTTTTTCGCGGGTGCTGAGTTTTTCAGCCCAGCTCTTTTCCAGTGATTCGATATCACCGTTTTTACGGGCCTGTTCTTCTGCAGCTTTCTTTGCGGCTTCTTCAGCCTGACGGCGCTTTTCCTGTTCTGATTTCTTCTCAGATAACAGTTCATCGACTTTCTTCTGAAGACCGGACACATCCGGGATGTCAGGCATGCCGTCAATCTGGATTTGGTATCCGTCACCGGCTTCTTTGTACATGGCCTTATGCTCTTCAGTCAGCACGTCAAATTCTTCTTTGGTTAATTTCCACTTAAACATCGTCAACCTCTGGTTTTGATGGTGTAGTCACTGACTACAGGTAATAAAAAACCCGCCGGAGCGGGTCATTTGAGTTCGATATCGGCCTTTCTGAAGGCATCGGGTATGATTTTCTGAAGTTCCTTCAGTGTTATTGGTCTGAAGTATTTATCGAGTTGTAATTTTGCGAATCGTTCCGGTGATAACCCGCCCTCACGGAATAACTGCGCCCTGGTCTTACCAAGCACAATGTCCTGCCTGTTCGCTGGCTGGCGGTAAAGCCACTCATAATAAGTTTCTTCGCCCCATTCAGAATTACCGACCGGCTCTGTGACAAACAAGTCTGCATATTTTTCATCAAGCACCGGGAGCAAGCGACTACGGCAGTTAGGGTGAAGCGGAGGCCTCGGTCCTTTACCAAGCGGATAACAGCGGCCGGACAGAGAACGGCACACTGCCGATGTTTTGTTATCCAGTATTGCACTGAATTCCTCATACTTAATCAGATCAGAATTCTCTTTATAGAAATCCGTCGCCGCCACACTGTGAGCATGTTGTAATGTCGTTCTGGCAACAGTCTGAAATCCCCTGACCACCCTGCCAACCACTGCCGCTGCGATTATCAGCGGTTCCGCTGAGGTTCCGTTAATAGCCGATTGCAGGTCAGCCACACCCCCGCCTGACGACAACGATATCACCACCTGATTCTCTATCTGCTGCATGGCTGTATCGGCCCACGACTCAATGAATTTGGCGAGAAACAGGGAGCTGTTCCATCCCGTCAGAGAGAGCGGTATGTTTTGCACATCTCTGCGCACCTTGTCAGCATCAGCCGGATTAACGTTTTTTACCAGTGAGTTAAACCCGTGATATTCAGCGTCTGCCATCACAACAGCGGCGTTGATAATGTCATCAAGTAACCTGTCAGAATAACCGGAAAGAACTGGCTTCAGCGTTTTTCTCAGCGCCAGCGCAATTGATTTCGCTCTGCTGACTGAGGAAACACTACCGGAATATCCGGATAATGCAGATGCTACAGCAGCGCGAATATCTGACACCAGTTCACGTGTGTCAGCAGTTGATGATTTGAGCCTTTCCAGCATAATCTGAATCATCAGTGCATTATCAAAAATGAGACCCGGCCGCATATTTTATACTCCCAGCATATTTGTACCTCTGATCAACCCAAGCTCTTCAGCTACATCCTCCGGTTTCTCATCCTGCGGAACAAGGTTCGCCCCCTGCATATACCGGATAAAATCTACAATCCGCATATTGCCGGACTGCACAGATGCCAGAAGTGCAGTAATTGCTGCCGAATCAAACTGCGCAATCTCGTATGTCTTATTGAGTTCAACAGAAGCTTCTCCAGCTCCGGCAAACTGAATACAGAAAGCCAGCGCACGATTAAAAGCCTGCTCAACATTACCGGCGCTCAACGATAAAACAGAGTTATCCGTCTGTGCTTCATCCAGTGCCTGTGTTGCTGTTCTCGCCGATGAGCCTCGCTCAACCAGCTTTGCTCCCAGCATTGCCATCTGCTTTTCCCGGCGCTCTGCCACAATAATCTGCATGGTGCGTTCTTCCGGCTGTGCAAACTTCATATCGCCACCCTGAGGCAACAACACTCCTTTGCGGGAACCGACTGTGAACCCGCCTGACATGTGGTTTTTCACCCAGTCATCTGTCAGGCCTGACAGCGCAACCATCGGCTGACCGATAGTGTGTGCTGACTCTGCAATATCTGCCTCAATCTGGTAATGCTTTATATTCATATAAGCTATGTCAGCCAGTGGTGGCGCATCAGGAGTATGGTCATTGTTTTTTGACCCAATCCACGACCATGGCAACTCAGAAAGCGGCTTTCCCTGCGCATCAGTGAATTTTATCCACTCGCCAGAGCTGATTTCACTGTCCTTCTGCCACCGCCTTGAGTGTGCCAACCCGTCGATCAGACGTAACTCAATCCAGCGGTCCTGCATTTGCAGTTCAAAATCATCAGACTCAACCGGTTCCTGATATTTCACAACAACTAGTGATGTTTTCCCGCCGGTGACCCGCCAGTTGATAATCTCCTTCGCCGTAAACAACCGGACGTATGGTCTGCCTTTGTCTGCCTCAGTCTGGATACCTGCCCCACTGAAATCACTGAGCAGTCCGGCACGGCCACGCTGCAATACCTGAGACAATGCATCGCGGATCATCTGAGTCAATGGTTGCCCCTGACCATCAATATCAGCTTCAAGACTCTTTGTTCCACCCGATATACTGATTTTTACCGGCTTACTGAATGCAATACCGAGTAATCCGCTTAATGTTCGTCCGGTTGCATTCAGAAACGAAGCACGGAGAAGATATTTTTTGTATCGCTCACCATCATCGTCATCCCGCTTTTTATCTGCGGGGTGCGGCAGGTACTTTTCACCGCGGCTTTTCACTACGCGCTCACCGTCAACGCAGTCCCCGATCATATTCCATTCCGGTAAAAATTCGGTGTATGCAGGATGTTTGTAATCCACGTTTGTATTCATGTCAGTTCCAGTTGAATGTCAGAGACTTTGTCAGACGTTTGACGTTGCGGCGACTGACCGCAAAATAACGGAATCCGTCAGCATCGTGTGATGTGTAGTCGTGAAGTGGTTTATCTTTCCAGCACCCGCGTTTGTCATCCCATTCTTTCCGGTACGCCTCAAGGTGGGTAATGCCTTCGCCACACTTGTTCTCATCGAATACACAGAGCGGCAGGATTTCGCGCACTGCCTCAATACCCTCATCAACGGATAGCTTCGGCACCACCTCAAAGCGGATGGAGTAGGTTTGCCCGTCAATTTCGTACCCTTCCTGCGCCAGTTCCCGGCGTGATTTCGCGTCTGAACCGAACTCGCGGTTGTCGATATCATGCGGCCCGTTGTGGCTGGCATATTCATAGCCTTTGTCTTTCAGTACTTTCATGTAGTGCCGCAGACCTTCGCCACTGTTTGAGTAGTGATCGATGATGTGAAATTCTTCACCGACTTCACGCACAAACCAGATTGACGTTGAGTCACCCACACCGATATCCCAGTAAGTATGCACCGGCAGGTGTGAGTTATCAGGGATTTCGCCAATGCGTTTATTCTCGTACAGCCAGCGGAATTGCTTGGCGTAATACGCACCATCCACAGACTGCTGAAATGCCTCTGACGGTATCGACGGGTATTCCCTCTTCATATCGTCGCCGAGTGTTTTTTCTTTGGCGTAGTACCAGGCTTTCTGCCGGTCGTTGAGCGTGATTCCATATTTGCCTGATAGCTCATCAAAATAGTCAGTCAGGCGTTGCGGTAACTGCTCAACAGGGTCGATTGCGTACTGCGGATTCTTCCACCAAGAGAAAAAGAAAAACTTCCAGTCCAGTGGAGATAATGTTTTGCCCTGCATCAGTGCTTTTTCAGCCAGTTGGCAATAATCGAAGAAATAACCGGCCCGACCCTCTGCCGTGCTCTCAATCGTCGTGAAGCATTCCGTTGATACCGCCTCAAACGCCCCTGTGACAATCTCACGGGCTTTCTCTGGCTGCTTGGCGCATATCTTCCCGAACTCCGATACGTGCAGGTAGCGCAGCGTACCGCCACGAAACGACACGGACACAGTCACCGAGCCGCCTTTGCTGAACACCAGTTCACCGGCGGAGTCATTACTCGCGGGATTGGCTGCTTTGATTTCGTCCGGCAGGCGCTCGTAGGCGTATTTGATTTTCTCCCGGAACAGGCGTTTTGCATCCGGCAGGGTGTGCGCTATCAGTGCGCACTTAGCTGATTCAAATATGGCCGCGTCAAGCTGGATAATGCAGACCTCAGTCGTGAATCCAAGCTGACGGGCTTTCAGAATGATATTGCGGTTGTGGATGCCTTCGAAATATTCTGTTTGCTCAGGCGTCATTTTGAAGCGAACCGGATGACCTTCTTTATCGGTGATCCAGTACAGATTATTCAGACGCCATTGCTTATTACGCAGTAACGCTAAATGCTCTGGCTTCATATTATTTGCCCGATAGTTCGTCCATCAGGTCAGAGAGAGTGCCGACAACATCATGCTCGCTTTTAATCTGGTCCCGGAATGCCTGGACAGATATGTGCTTACCGAGCAATTCAAGGTTCTTGACCTTGTCAGGCCATTTTATTTTCTTCAGGATGCCGATCATTTCCCGATTTTCACCACGTCCTTCAAACATATCAGCAAGGTCGAAGCCGCTCAGGTAGCGCCGCCATGATGCAGGCCAGTCGGAGACCGGCCTTATGCTCATGTCATCGGTCATAATGTCGAGAACATCCATCTGGTCTATTTCAACCAGGCGCTTCAGCACATATTCAGCATCAACCTTAAGTTGCTCACTGCGGCTGCTCATTAATTCCTGAATCCGTTTTTCGATGTCAGGTTTTGTCAGGTTTTCATTCCCGACACTTCGCGCAGTTTTATCACTGTACCCCGCACGAATAGCCGCCTGTGTGGCGTTCAAATCTACGAGGTACTCACGACAAAACATTTCCTGTTTATCTGTGAGTGCCATAATTATTTCTTGCTCTTTTCCTCAACCACCGGAATGTATCTGATGTCGCTGATTTCATCCGGTGCGGTATATGTCCATGAGCCATCCAGACCAGAAATACCAATCAGTCCGTTAGTAATGCGGGGCTCTTTCATTGTTGTCAGTCCGTGATATGTCGTACCGTCCTTCTTGGTTGCTGTGACTTCGTATTTTTCAGTCATGTCCACCTCAGTTGATTGATGTTCACCATTTCTTCCACCACGGCTGGTGTCGCCGCATATGAGGGGGTCTTTATCCCGGTGTTGCCGATTATTCTGGATGCCCACACGCTCGCTGTGAGGAGTGGCACTGGTCGTGGCTAATGTGGCAGAGGAGATCGGCGGCTCGCAGGTAATAAAAAACCCGCCGGAGCGGGTTGTTGTGTTTTATTTGCTGAAATATTTAATATTCAGTCCATTCAGTATCCCGGGGAATAAACCGGAATATAATTTTATTGAAATATAAGTATTCTTTCTCTGTCAAAACCATGTTCACCAGCAAAGCTGAGATACTCATTTAACAGCTCTGGCGGCATAGCTGGTGTTCGTGACAACACCCACAGGTAATCTTTATCGGGGCCAACAACCAGTGAGTACTGATAGTCATCATCAAGCTTAATAATATTGTAACCTCCATAGAAAGGTCCGAAGAAAGATACCTTTAACGCCCCAGTATCAGCTGAGTTAACAAAATAGGCCTTTCCGGTACTCTCTTTCCATTTATTGTTACTCGCATCCCAACCCCTGTTGATAACCTTGACACCACCATCATCACGAAGAGAATAGTTAGCTGTAACTTTGCTTAAGCCTTTTTCAAAACGATTATCTATCCTGGCAATTTCATACCAGTCACCTAAGTAATGAGATAAATCAAAAGGTTTAACCGGGGTTATATCTTTGGGTACCTTGACACTGCATCCATTAAGCAGAAACATGCCCAAAAACATAAAAACTGACTTTATCTGCATCATAACCTCATCAAGTTATTAACCAATGAGATACTTTCGCATAAAAAATGTGTTTGTACGATCTATTCGATATTCAGCTGTAGTCATTACCCTTGTCTCAATACCATCGATACACAAGCGGATCTATAGGAAGGTTCTGGCTGGATGCATGCATGGCTGATTTCCTGCAGGTAAGGTAATACTTTACCCAACACCATAAACGCCTGACATATGATTCACTTTATCTTAATGAATCACATTCGTAAAAAGCCCCGCCATTTAGCAATGGTACTATTGATTTACCAGCAAAATTGCCTGTATATTGAGCATCGTAGTTA